AAACAAGTTAACTTATGAAGGTGAATCGTATACTTATGATCCCAAAGTAAGGCTAAATGGTCAGCCAATGTCTGCCGGTGAATTTGGATGTGCCTGGAGTCATCTTTCAGTATATAAAAAACTTCGCGATGATCCAAAGTATAATAATTATCTAGTTCTTGAAGATGATATTGAACTATGCGATGATCTAAATGGTCTAAACAATGCTATTTCGGATCTTCCCAAACAGTATGATATCTGCCATATTGGTAAGACCATTTGGTACCCATTTGAACATACCGAAGCAGTAAATGACACATATTTCAATGTAAAAAAGAATTTCTTTAATGGAACTATCTCATACTTTATTTCTAAAGATGGTGCTAATAAATTACTAAGTGATTCACTGAGCTTACCTTCTGATGATCGGTTGTCTAACGCGTTCGTCGGTGATAAGATTACAGTTTATGCTCCAAAGAATCATATCTTTCAACAGAGTTCTGATGTTACATCAATCATTGAGACCCTTTCAAAGAACTAGAGTGGTCTTCTCCTTAGGATGATCGGGTAAAGTTCCACTCTTACGATGCTCTTGAATCGTATTCCAAACTTCAGTAAAGCTTTCGAGATTTGAAGAAAGCCAGTTAGGGTCGCGAGGAACAGTTGAGCTTCGAATAGTATCAAAATACCAGTAAGTGGTACTGAAATCTCGGTCATCCTTTTCATTCAGAACTTCACGACGCCAGGTTGGGACATCGCGTTGATCATTTAGATCGCGATAGACAACTTCGCCATCTTCAAATACTATAAAGAAAGATTTGATCTTATCTTTCACATCCATCCAAGTAGAATAATTCACTTCACGAAACTTCATTTCAATGTACTCGCATTCTTGCATGCCAGTACACTCCAACTGTAACTGCATTTGATGATAATACACTTCCGGAATAGGCGTGCTATCAGAAAACTCTCGAGAAATAGGACACTTGAACTCTACTAGCTTACCGTACCTGAAATCATCTTTATCTTTCGTGATAATGATTCCATCAGGCGATGCTCCAAGAAAAGAATGAACAGGATGTGGTACACAGGTTGTATCAACAATTTCAATACCTCCCTGAAAATGAGTCGTATAAATAAGCTTAGCAATTGGTTCAAACCTCGTTCCCCACAGAAGCGCTTTAGGCCCAGTTCCGGCGGGGGTTCGTTCGCGTGGGACAAGTTTCGACATAACAATCTCGTGTTTTAGGGCAGGAGATGCGTCTTTACACGCTTTGTAGATTTCAGATGCAGTCAGCATTTCACCTCGTTTAGTATGCCAAGCATCTGTACGCTGATCATCTTGACCATACTTTTCAAGAAGTAATTCAACACCATTCATTGACATTGTATTACTTAAGAACACTAAAACCGTTTTACACGTATGAATCCGTATTGTAACAAATGCAGGAGATTCAAACTCAGGAACAGTGGGTCCTTCATCGGCTGGAAAGGTTTTATGCAAATGCAGATCATATTGCTCGAGTAAAAGGTATTCTTGACGGTTCTTCAAATCTATCTCTTCGTCTGATTGATTGGTTTGTGACCAATTATGCCAAGAAGTTTAATGTATCTTACATGAAGTCTCAAAAGCATATTATTGTGTATCTTTCATACAAGTCTCACCTCAAGGCCTACAGTAAGCGCATGTTCGATCCCTTCTGTCGTTGGAAGCGTATTAAGTTTCGGGATATTGAAACGACTGTAGGTCAGCTTAATTTTTTCGAGTGGGCTATTACGGACGGTATTCTAGATTATCTTGATACACATCATGAGATGGTTCACGCAGATATGGAAACTCGACTACACGAAAGCAAGAGTTCCGAAACGAAGAAAAAGCGCCATGAACTTTCTCATTCAGCAACTAAATCTATTTCACGCCACGATGTGCGTCTAACTGTAAAGTTTGATTAACCCAGATCATAACAATGTTCTCGGTTCTAAAGCCAGGATATGTATATCATGATTTTTCAGAGGATGTGGCGGACCACGATGATGAGTATGATGCAGAAGAGTGGAATTATAATGGTCGAGAAGTGTTTCGCGGTTGTTTAGATCCGAAATATACTGAATGGAATGTGTATTGGCTTTATGATGATGTTACCCGAGTAGGATTGGCAGAACATGATCCCGATGCACCAGAAGTATTTCATTCGTTATGGTTTTACGATAATCCATTTGGAACTCTATTCCAAGAACCTGGATGGAAAAGGCAAAATATAACTTTATGGTCTTTATTATCGGCAGAAGCCTACCAAGACTGTTTAGAAGACGATTTTAAAACTGTGTTCGATCGAGCTCTTGGAAGTAATATAAGGCTTCTGACTCCCGGTATGATTCTGAACCCTCCAAAAGTATATCACTGTCAAAAATGCAATAAAAAATCGTTATCGCCTCTGTGTTCAGGTGCGATCGTTTATGATTATTTAATTTCTGAATATTCTATTTTATTTTTGGATGATTCGTTTATTTTATATACAGCTCCTAATACATCACGCGTTTGGTCTTTACTTAACTTGAGCCCGCCGCTACCCGACGCTTCCGAACCGGAGCAGCTGGAGTTGCAGACTGAATCGGCTGATCAATTGGAGTTGGAGGAACCTCTGATTCCTCCTCATCCTGAGTCGGAGCCACTGCCTGAGACTCCTCAAGAGGAGCATCCGTAGGGGCATCCTCGTCCTCGTCAGCGAAGATTGCAGCGGCATTCATGCGCTTCTGAGGGAAGGCCTGAGCATCCGTTAGACGCCAAGTAACACCAAATCCCTGACCAGCAATGACATAGATGCTGCCGCTAACAACTAGCTTAGCCTCTACGCCCTTAGGGAATGGTGTATCCTTCGTCTCGAGCGTCTCGGGAGTGACATACACTGGGTTGCGTGCCGCATCCACGACTTCAGCGGAAACCTTGTTGTCGTAAACAGGAACCTTCACGCGAAAGCTGGGAGGGTATTTGCCGTTCGGGACATACTCGCCGTCAACCTTGTCGGTCGAGAAGCTCAGAATGCGCTTGAAGCTGTCACGAATAGCCTCCTCAGAACGCTTCTTGCCAAACCATGCGACTGAATTATCTACGGCAGCCCTGATGATGCGCTCCTCTAGATCGGTGAGGAGATTATATAGCTTGCCGATCTCATCATTACCGGTATAACGCTCCTTGCCGTAAGGATCGCAACCCTTTAGAGAACCGATTAGCGTATAGGTCTTAGTACCCGTCTCACCCTCGCGAACTAGGCAGCCACCAGGATAACCAATGCGCGGCAGGCGAATCTGTAGATTAGCACCATTGTACTTCATGTTGATAGGCGGATTACGACCTGCACGCTTCTGGCCAAGGACAAAGTTGATTTGGTTGACATCGATTGCAGTTGAGTGGATTGGGCCGTTCATTTTGTTTGGTGTTGATATCTCCAACTCTAGAGACTTGGAATCCGTTTTCAACGAAAGGTTTCAGTTTATAGAAATAATGGTCTTGTGTGCATCGTGTAAAAACAAAACTAGTTTGGAACAGTGCACATCATTAGCATTAAAAGGTCTTCTTTTCTGTGGTAAACATATTAAATGCCGAGAGAAGCGCATTTGGGCTAATTTGAATGGCAATAACGATAAGGCATGCATTATCCAAAAGTATTGGAGACGGTACTATGTTCAAAATAAGATACGGTTAGCAGGACCAGGTGTTTTGAACCGCAAAGATTGTCACAATACTGAAGAACTGGTTACAATGGACTCCAAGAATGAAGTTCATCCTTTAGATTATTTCGCATTTAGAGAAGCAGATAAGATTTACTGGTTTGATATTCGAAGTTTATATCAGTATGTTCGAAATACACTAAGACCTTTGAATCCGTACACAAGACAACCATTGGATATAGATGTTCGACGAAGACTACGAAGATTATGCCAACTGAGAAAGCGCGAAGGTCTTTTTAATTTATATGCAGAACCGGTCTATTCAAACTTTTCAGAACTTGTTGATCTTAAATGGTTAGAAGTATGTCAGATTATTGAAGAGAATGGATTTTTTGATATGAACCATCTTCTTTTTTCGTCATTTAATAAGACTCAGCTGTACATATGCATTAATCTTATTCAGATTGATCTGATTGCTTACTCTGCCGAGCATAAAAGTTTATCAAGCGAACGCAATAAGTATACATTGTGGGTAAAGAGTCTTATCAACAAGTTTGGAAAATATAAGTACGCATCTAGTCAGGCATCATACAATGTGGCAAAAACACTTTTATCTATTTTGAATGATTCTTCAGATCCATACACTATATGTTTTATAATTATTAGTTCTGTTGTTAGATTATGATTTAAACAGGTAAGGATTATTATATTCATAACCGCGTTAGAAATGGATTCCGTCAAGTCAGTTACTAAGACAAACAAGATGCCAGCCAAGAAGGAGACCAAGACTGCCCCTG